AACGTGGGGCGGCTAAGAGGTGGTCAAAGCCCCCCAATGGGGAGGCTATTAGCCCCCCTAATGCTACCCCAATAGCAACCAATAACCATAAACCAATAACAAATATGCGTAGTCGTTTTTTGTGTAGTCTTTTGCACCATCTTGGGCGTAGTGCCTGTAGATGCCTTGCTTTTCTAGCCCTGATTTTTGACTATGGCAATTGTGGCAAAGGGATTGGAATATGTTGCGGCTAAACGCATGGCTACCTATATGCTTCCATGCAAACAGATGGTCTATATGCTTTGCTGATGCCACTATGTTCCTAGATAAACACCCTTGGCATAGGGGTTGTTTGCTTATCTGTACTGCCCTAATGCTTTTCCATAATGGCGTTTGGTATGCGCTATCTGTATCCCGCCTTGCCATGTTGTCGATGCCCCCATGTTCTAAGCAGTAGGTGTTCAACTTACTTCTAGGGTTCTTACACCCTAATGATGAACACTTACTGTTAGTGGGTACTGATGGCATTAGGCTAGGAATCGCAGTTTATATAGGGTACTGTTAATCAGGTTAGCAATAGTATCCACTTCGTTTTGTAGTTCGCTATCTTGGGGGAATCCTGATGCGCGGCGCAATGTTGCCACTTCATCTTTAAGATAGATAAAGTAATCGATGGGGTTACTTGCGGGTAATTGGTAGTCGGCTTGGTATCTTGTAAGCAAACCGTACTTACCTTGGAACGCTTCTACGAATCCATCTACTAGGTCGCTTACTTCATCGTAATAAGTACCCAATGCCATGTGTTCGGAATAACTTGGGGTATTGAAATGCAAGATATGCGCGTTGGTTACGCTATGCAGTAGGCATTGAACAAACTGCATCACGGGGTCGGTTTGTGTGGCTTCAGCGCGAAATTTAACCATCATAGTCCTTCAGGTAGTGGAACATCATCAGGCCAAAGCCCGTATAACTGTAATTTTCTCACCGTTTCCTTATGTGCGTAAAGCCAAATCTTTTGGCGTTCTTCTTTGGTCAATCCCTTGCCTTGGTCAATTTCCATGTGACATTCATGGCATAGGCTTGCAATTAGGTTGTCATCGGCTTTTATACCCCGACCTTTGCCGCCTTGCCAATTGGTATGAGCCGCCACCACCGTGCCATCATCAGCGCCGCAGTATTGGCATGGAATTTCACGGGCGTTGCGCAAAAGGGTTTGGCTACGGATGTATTGGTGTTTAGGGAATCTCATTCAATTTCTACCACTAGGTTGCCATTGGATTTTATGTAATCTTTGGTCTTTTGCACATAGCGTTCAAATTCCGCACGGCTTACGCTTCCCTGCTGTAAATCGGCGTATTCCAACAAATCTCTAATTGCCGTAATCCCTTCGCCCGTCAATCCAACGCGCATAGTGGTTTGATAGCGTTCAGCGGCTTTGTGCAACGCGTCTTGTGCCTTTTGGCACACGGGTAACACTTCAGGGCCTACCCCCGCACGGGCGAATGTTTCTGCTAGGTTAAGCACATCGACCAAAATGCGCCAGTCATGTATTGTTCCCATGCCCTTAGTTATGGCTTCCAAAGCGGCATATTCGGTGAACCGTAGTTTGTCCAATATGTGCCTTGGTGTGATTGCCGCGCCGATTATTCCATGTTGGATAGGGTCAATCAGCGCGTACCGCTTGCGTTTAACTTGCTTTCGCATTTCTTGATTTGCGGTTCTGTTGCAGATTTTTGCCAGTAATGCGCTTATTCCAACAAGCCTGACAAATCCATTTAGCACCCATTTCGATGCCGCCTTCAGGGGGTTTTGCTGTATCACATTTGGTACAAAGTTTGAACTTGTTAGTTGAATGTGTCGCGCCCAAATCAATCGATGGCATCATATTACGCCCCTTATTATAAAAATTACCCAACCCCAAAAGGCCACCAAAAACATTAGCAACAATGCCCAAGTTTTGAAATTTGTCATGGTTCTAAAGCCCTGTCTTTTTCACCTGCAATGTGTTCGCGCAACTTATTAACGCCAACCATTTCAAGTTCGCTAAATTGTTCTTCAGAAATAAGCCCAATCACGCTAACGCCCTCAAATATCACATCTTCAATGCTTTCAAAGTACGGGCCATGTTCATCGCGTTCAAAGGTCATTTTGCAAGTGACGGTTTCGCCGCCCGCGCCTGTTGTGGCATTAAATTCAAATTCGTAATCTCTCATGCTTCCCCCTTAATCCCGTGTGCGGCTTCGATGGCTTGGGCTGTGTGTTTGAACTGCGTAAAAGTGTCTGGCATATCGCATGATGTGTTTTTTTCCCATTCTTTAAACAATTCCGCATCCGTCAGCGGTTTGCGCTTTAACTTTTGTTCCAAATCTTGTCGTATGCCAACAAAATTCATTGTTAACATCATGTTTGATTTAATGATTTTTTCAATTTCTTGGTCAGTCATAGCGGTGCATCTTCAAAGTTTTCGGGGTTGAACTTAGGAATTTTGTTACCCTTGTCTTTAGGGTTTGGGAATGGGGGAAAAGGCCACATTTGCTACTTTCTTTAAGACCGTGATGTAACGGCATGGTTTGATTATAAGTTCACTAATACTCATTTTTCAACAAATTGTTTACTCTGTTGCCTTTACACCACTTCGTTCATTAGCCGATTCGGTTCGCCAAATCTCAGATTTCATTTGTGCCGCGGTCAGCATCCACTTTAGCGTTTCTTCTTCTTCAATGGCTACCGCCAAACCTTTCAGTAGTTCCTGATATTCGGGGTGTGCGTAGGCTTCGCGTTCTTGGGCTACTGCGCTTTCGTAACCCATTTGCATCGCGTCTTTCATCAACAATGCTTTTTTGGTCTTACGGAATTCTTCAAGGTAGATGCGTTCGCTTTTGGCTTTGGCATACCTTGGTGCGTTTTCTAAAATGAAATCTACTGTTTTATAAGGCGGGTTCATTAAATTACTCCAATCATTCTTAGTGCGGCTTCAGGGCTATCGACCCGCGCCAAGGTACTTCCAGACCAATTGTTAAAAAAGTCGGCTTGTAGCCCCGTAAAACGCTTTTTAGACCCTGATTTACATTCCACCAAGAATGTGTGACCGTGAAACCCAACCAATAAGTCAACGGGTAGTCCAATAATCCACACATAAGCACCCGCGGCGCGTAAGGCAGAAACGATTTGTTCTTGGTTGGCATCAACCCTTGCGGCGTATCTCATTTTTTCTTTTCCTTTACTGTATTCATTCTTCGCTTTAAATCATCGGCGGCATCTTGACCGCGTTTGGCGGCAATGTCTTTAATGATTTTTGACCACCATTCGATTGCCTCCCCGCGCCCTTCTTCCAATTGCTTTTTTTTATAGCGGGCTATCCATTCCCGTGCTTCGCAATCTTTAAAGTGTTCCATGTCCATCAATGTCGCCAGTTAATTCCAAGGCTTTGTTAATCACCCACGCGGGGTAATGTACGCCTTCACGCACCTTATCTAAAATTTGCATTGCTTTTTCGTATGTCATACAAACAAAAGTTGTTGTGTTTTAACAGAACCGCCCGCATCGTAGCGTTTTGATTCGCCTTTGGGGTATGGCAATACGGCATAGGTTAATTCGCTTGCCAAACGCTTTTTTAAGCCCTTGCTTGCCGCAAAATAAACATAGCGATGTTTACGCGCCCGTTCAACAAAGTAAACATTTTCTTCACCATACTTTTCAATCACTTCGGCATTAGTCATTCCATGCGCGTATGTTGTGTGATGCAAGTGTTCCAAACCTTTTACCTTTGGGTCTTTAAACTTTGAACTTAGGCCCGTGTAAATGAAGTTTGTGGCTTGGTAAACATAACCTACATGGCCTTGGTCAGAATCAGCATACGAAACCACAATGCTAGGCTTGGGCAACATATCCATCGATTTAGCAACTAATTGCGATGCAATGTTTTTTTCATTAAGGCAAACCAATCGGTTTAGTTCAATCACATTATCTTGCCATTGCTTGCCGCATACGCCTTGCCGCAGGGTAGAACTTGCCGATGTGCCGTATGTCACCACGCCAATCAATCGGTCATTAATGTAAGCGCCAAACGCATACGAAATTGATGGCATCCGCTTGGCATAGTGTTTTTCAAGTAACCAAGGTTCGGTTTCAAAAGTATTGATGGGCAGAACTTTCATGCTTTAGCCCTCAATGCCGCCATCTTTGCCAATTCTTCTAGCGTTGGTGGTCGCGTTATTTTTTCATCGGCTTTAATTTTTTCTAATGCAGGGTCGGGCAATTTAGACGATGGAACGGTTGTAAAAATAATGTCGGCGGGGTTCTTCTTAATGCCATCAGGGGGCAACGCTTTTGCTAACCATTCCAAAGGTTGAATAGGTTTGGCTTTAATGCAATCGCGTAGCGTGTTTACCAAAGTTTCATCGCCATGCACCTTACGCAAACTTCCAAGAAATGACCGTGCATTTTTTTCAGCAGTTCCCGCATTGGTCAACAATGGAACACCGTAACCAAAAATGATTTCATCCGTTGAAAGCGGCGTTCTAACGCCCGTATCTTTAGATACGGAATTGGGTAATGTGTTGTGTGTTGTGTGTAGTGTGTTATGTGTAGCATTGCTATCGGATTGCGTTGGCAATGCGTTCGCATCTTTCTTCTTCCATCTAGCCTTTGCCGATGCACTAGCCTTTTCACTTTTTTCACCAGTCTTGGCAATTTCTTTGTTTGCACGATGATGAATCCAACCATCCGCAGTTCGTTCGAAATACTCTTGCAATACGATTGAAATGCAATCGCTATGCGAACGCATCCTAATCTGTCTTGCAATTTCGGGGATGTTGTCAGGTATTGATGATTCGTGAAGATAGTACCAATCAAGCAAACGCCGATAGGCCAAATCTTCCATGTCGGAAAGATGCGATGTGTGACTCTGATAGTCACCAATATTGAACTGGTAATAGTGCATTTCACGCCCCAAATTTACCCCCAAAAGAAACTGCGGCAGGCGGGGGGTGTTCGCTTTTCGGTATGGGTAATTAGTCCAACCTAGCCGTGTTTCAAAAAATTGTATCAAAGAATCAATAAGCCATGCAAGATTTTGTGTTCTTCATGTGTCATGGCAAAGTAAAAATTTTGCGTATCGTCTTTATGCAAGTGATAGCAAAGCAAGTGATATATCGAATCATTCATTGATTGATTGGCATAAGCAAATGCTAGATGGGTCATCATCAAAGATTTGTGATGTAGGTATTTTTCTATCTTAGTCATTTAAGCACCTTGCAAACTGTTTAAGGCTATAGCCGAACCCCTGCGAAAATTGCATTTGCGGCATACGGGTACAACTTCCAACGGCTTGTTGTAGTCGCGGTGGTCATAACATTGTGCTTGGCTACCGCAATCAACGCATATTAGGGTTTTTACGGGGGCAAGAATACCATTTCTAACCGCTTTGTTAACCGCGCTAATAGCCGCCAAACCGCCCGTTGTATCTGCTGAATGTGTAGAGCATGACAAACAAGTTTTTGCCAAATGATGCCGACCTAAAATTTCATGGTTACAAAAAGCGCAATTCATTTGCGTAAACCTTTCAAAAAGATTTTAGGGTGCGCCAATTTAACTGATGCGGGTATTCCCCTAGTTAGCCAATTGTGTACCCGTTGGGGTGAATTTAAGCCAAGGCGCTTTGAAAGAACCGTAGGCCCGCCCAATGTGGCAATCATTGCTTTGTCAGATTCTAGGTTTTTGTTCATAGTTGCATCATAACAACAAACCGTAAAAATTTAAACAAATTGTGAAAATATTTTAAACGGGGCGTTGAAAAGCCAAATTTGCGATTAGAATTTGCCTATGCCCCGAACTTCTTGGGGTCTTATAGGAGAAACTCAAATGCAATTTGGTGAAATTCTTGAAACATTCCTTACCACTAACAAATTTGACAATAGCGACCGCGAAATTGGTTTTGTTATTGGTATGCGTGATGACACAGTAAATTTTTACGCATGGGTTCAAAACACTAGGCGCGTCAATGGTGAATGGAAAGAATTTGGCGTTCGTCAACGGTCTAAATCTTTTGCTACCCAAGAACAAGCAACAAAATGGGCGTATGTTGAAGCGGGCAAACGCATTTCACGCGTTCTTAAAACCAAATAAATCAAACGGGGCGCAAGCCCCCATCTAAGGACAAAACAAAATGAAACAAAAAATCATCACAACTTTAATTGAATGTACTTTGGCAATCATCATCTTTGGTGGTTGGGGTGTACTGTTGGCTTGGAGGGGTTAAGCATGAATTTTCTACAACGCTTTAAAGCCATTTGGCAAATGCCATCACCCAAAGAAATGGCGGCAAAAGAATTAGAAGAAGCCAAGCGCCGTTTTCTTGATGCTCAAAGCGGCATGGAATACGCCAAGCGAATGAGCGATTACCACGCCGACCGAATCAAACGCCTAACCAACTATTTAGAAAGCGCAGAATGAAACAAATTGCCACGGCATTGGTGCAAGCACAAAAGGCATTTGCACCCGCCTTAAAGAACGCCTACAACCCGCATTTCAAGAATAAGTATGCCGACCTTGCCGCGTGTGTTGAAGCGGTTATAGACGCGCTAAACAATAACGGCATTGCCCTTGGGCAAAAGCCTTACGATT